TCTTTTCTGACTTCCGCCTTCTGCTGTACCCTCGCCACATTATTATTCCAACTCTCCTGATTGCTCTTGGCTTGAATCAGGTCCGGTGTCTGCACGTTGCTCTGCTGCGGCGCATTCGTGGTCTTCGTTCTTTGCTGCAGCGTCTTTAAGTTGTTCTGCCAGACATTTTGGTTGCTTTTGGCATTGACCAAGTCCGGTGTCTGCACATTGCTCTGCTGTGCGGCTGCCGTGTTTTGGCTCTGTGCTCCCAACGACAGCTGTTCCAGCTTTGTTTTTGGTTTTTTGTTTTTCTGATAGCCTCCGGTGTCGGTGTGATCCGTTTTCGTATGGCTATACCACATAGGCCTCCTCCTTCCAAAAAAACTCCGACGGGCGCTTGCCCATCGGAGTTTTCTGTATTACCACCCGCTGTTGAAGCCCTTCAGAAAAGCGTCCTCGGGTTTTGTGTCGGTGCCGCCGCCTCGGGTGACGCCGCGGATGGGCGCCTGGGCGGCGGCCTTGGCGTTCTGCCGCAGCACCCGGTTCTCCCGGCGCAGCGCGTCGGCGTCCTGCCGCTGGGCCTTGGCGTAGTCGTTGTAGGCGTCGGTCAGGCTCTTGCCGCCGACGCACGCCAGCATCACATCGGCGGGCAGCTCACCGCCCCGCAGCTCGGGACGGGCCGCAAACAGCGCCCGCACCTCCGTCTCATAATCCCGCCCCTCGGGCAGAGCGATCTCCTCGGGTTCCATTGCGGTTTCTTCCATGATCTCGGTCTGTTCTTCCATGTTGGTCCTCCTTCGTTTGACTGTGTTCTTACATCAGCAGCTGCGCCAGCTTCAGCTGATACTCCTGCTGCCACTGGGCCACACTGGCCTCAAATTTGGCGTTGTCCAACCCAAATTCCGCCGCCCATCGCTCCAGCTCCAGCAGCTTCAGCAGGTAGGTCTGGGAGATCTCCAGCAGATCGTCCGCCGCCTGGAACTGGCCATCTGCCCGCAGCTGGATGATCTGCTGCTTCGTCTCGTTGGCAAGCTGGCTCTGGGCCGCGTTGACCGTCTGACGGTTTGCCGCTGCCTGGGCCAGAATCTGGCTGTACTGGGTCTGACCGATGCCGCCCCGGTCACCCCGGGCCTCGGCATAGAGGGCGGCGTTGTCCAAAGCGTTGCGCTCATCCCGGGCAATCTGGTCCCGCTGGGTCTGGTAGGCCGCATCGGCTTTGGCCTGGGCCGCCAGCAGCTGCTGCACTGCCTTGTCCACAGCGTAGTCCCGATTGGAAATAGCCTGTGCCTGCGCCGTGGTCTGCCACTGATTCAGCAGGTCGCTGTTCACACTGCCGCCTCCGCCGCCATAGGACGCCTGAGGCACTTCGCTGTTCACGCTGCCGCCTCCGCCGGAGAAACCGGTGGACAGATGGGGCAGCTTGATCTTACCGGGCTGAATGACACCATCCTCCACGTATGCGGTGAACTGCTTGGTGTAGTCCCCGATGGAATTGTTGTTTTTCAGGGCGGGAGCCTTGGGAACGATGTTGCCGTAGGCATCCCGGGGGATGACGTAGTTGTCGGCCTCATCCTCGAAGCCGTCGCCCTGTACATCCGTGTACACGCTGCGGTCCACACCGTTGGTGCCGCCCAACAGCTGACCGTAGGGGCCATTGACGAACTGGGCATACTCGCCGGTGAAGCCGCTGGACTCATCCACCCAGTTGCGCACCACCCGCTGGTCCACAAAGTTGTGATAACGGTTTGTGTCGTTGCGGTAGGCGTTGATCTGCTCGTCGGTCATGCCGTAGAAATCGCGGTACCAGTCCAGATCGTTGTACTGACCCGTGTTGTAGCCGTAGCCCAGATTGGCATTATCGGTCTCCCACCGGCCCAGTTTCTCATTGTAAACACTTTTCGCGCCGCCGTTGCTCTTCTCCAGAATCTGCGCCAGCTGCAGGTTCTGATCATGGAGATATGCTCTGCCTGCGTCATCTGCTCCGGCCCAGGCGTTGGAGTTGGCCTCCATCTGCTGGCGGATGTAGTTTGCCATACTGCGCAGGTTCATGGCAGTGGAATAGCCATTGACCCAGCCGGCGTTTTTGTTGTAATGGGTATTTTTATAGTCCGTGACCCAATTTTGGACCTCCGCAGCAGACTTACCCGCACCGGGGACTACGCTGCCGGGTTCCCCGCCGGCTGTTCCGTTCAGTTTATAATAGCCGCTGCCGTCAGAGCCTCCCGCGTAGCCCGCGGTGGCACGGATAGCTTCCGCCTGCTGATTGGCCCGGGCCATGCCGGCCTGATCACCTGCGGCGCTGGCGTCGGCCCAGGCCTGCTTCAGAGCCTGAATCTGCTGCTGTTGCTGGGCGGTCAGGTGGGTTCTGTCCGCTGCACTCAGGTTATTATTCATGTTCTTCCTCCTTCTCGTCAAACAGGCCCAGTCGGTCCAGAACCACCAGGGTTCTGGTCAGATCGCCGCTGAGGTTCAGATTTCCGGTCTCATCTCCCACCAGTGCGCCCCGGGCCATCAGTTTCCTCACGCTGCTTTTTGCCCAATCCGGCACCTGTTCCAGTTTTTGATACATGGTCAATCCTCCTTTGAACGTCTCCCACGCACTGTAGCCTTTTCCTACAAAGGGCGCGGGACAGAGTTTTCCCGTTACATCGTAGTGCCGCAGCACATGCTCCGCGGGAATCTCATACTTCTCCATCAGCAGGCGCAGCAGCGCCTGCGCCCGCTCCAGTGCTGCCGGGGCGAAGTAATACACGCCGTTTTCATATTTGCAGCAAATCTCCACACCGATGGAGTTTCCGTTGCGGCAATCCGCGTGGCGATAATCCACGCCGCCGCAGTGCCATGCCACCCGGTCCTCCGGCACAGACCGCACCACGGCGTATTCATCCACAAAATAGTGGGCCGATGCACCCACAGCTTCCCTGGCAAAGTACGCGCCGTTGTTCATCGCCGTATCGTTGCGCCCCGCTGTATAGTGCACCACCAGATAGTTCACAGTACTGCCCCGCAAGCCGCCGTAATTGGCCGGATTGCAGGACATTTCCAGAATCATCATGTTTCGTGCTTCACCTCCGGCAGGCCCGCCACGCTGGTCAGCAGAGACAGCAGTCCTGCCAGCAGCGCCGCGCTGCCCACCATGAGCCAATTGACTTCATCGAACACCGCCGCGGTACCGATGGTGGCCACAGCAGTCTGAGCCACGGTCTTGATGGCCCGAACACCGGCGGCCTTGATCCACAGTTTCCAGTTTTTCATGGTTTCTCCTTCCTCTATCTACGCTTGCTTATGGCTGATGGAACTTCTTCAGATCCACGATCTCGTGGACAACCTCGTCCACTTTCCCTTCCAATCGGAAGGTACGTTCCATCAGACTGTTGTGCTTGTCCTGCTTTTTCTCCAGCTCCGAAAGCCGATAGTCCAGCAGCGCTCTGGTCTTCTCCGCCTGGGCGTGATTCTGCACCAAACACACCGCCAGCGTCACCGCGCCGCTGACCGCGGCTGCCAATACCGTCTCCATCGCCATCCCTCATCAATAAATCGCCAGCCACTGATAGACCACGCCGTAGCGGTTCATATAGTTGGGCGTTCTTGTTGTAGAGCCGGCCATACTGCCAAAGGACAAAGTGTTACCGGACAAGGTAACCGTACCGGCCCAAAAATCCGTGGTGCTGCCTTCCTTATTCATAACATCCGCCGCCGTCGCACCGTTAATCAGGATCGCAGGTTTATCCGATGCCGTTCTTGTATTAGACCAGGCAGCGGTAACCAAGCCGGATTTCGAATAAATGTACAGCAGTTTCGGTGTGACCGGCAGCGTGACGTTCTTTGCGGAATTGCTTCCGGTGTAGGTACCGGTAGCCACCTGAAGCTGACCCAGCATGGAGCTGATCTGACCGGAGGTTTTCCACGCAGGCTGCTGTCCCTCCACGCCCAGCAGGCAGGTTTCCGCTGCGGGCAGATTCAACGACGCCCAGCTTTGCTCGCTGCCGGCATATAGCATCTGGCCTTTGGTCAGACGGCTCAGGCCCGTGCCGCCTCTTTCTACCGGCAGAACCTCAACCGCAATTTCCTTCCATTGACCGGCAGTCTCCTGTACCCACATGGTTCGGGGCAGGACTACCTGCACAAAGGGTGCCTGCGATTCCAGAAACGCAGGCCAGTCCGACAGCGGATGACAGCCGATGTAGCCGGTTTCCAACGCATCGGTGTTGACCACTGCCAGTCCGCCAACACGCACCACTTCGTTTGTTTCGGCAAAGTGCCACTGTCCTCGGATGGTCAGTTCCAGTGCACCGGTCTGATCCAGCGTCGTTTCGTAAGTACCGCCGCCTTCCATCAGGTCATACTCCACACCGTTGAGATACAGTTCCAACTCCGCCAGATGATCGCTGCGTGCCGGAATATCCAGATGAATCCAAACCGTCTGACCTGCCTGCCCCACGTTTTCCAGCAGCTGGGTTGCCGTGGCCTCTGCCTGAGAGCCGTCTGTTGTCAGAACCCAATCTGTTCCAACTACAGATGCCGACCAACCACTGACGATCCAGCTGTTCAGCGCCAAATTCTCCACCACAAACCGAGGACGCAGCCACATCTGACCCACAGGAAAATCGGTCTCTGGCGTGTGCGCTTCCCCGGGGGTGTCCAGCGACGCCCACACTCTGCCGCCGTAGACCCGTTCCAACAGATCTTGGGCCAGCTTTTCCTTTGTCACAGAGCCGTCCACGATCATACCCATGGCCACTTTTTCAATGGTGCCGTAGGTTTCCACAATGGCCTCCTGCACGGTTTGTGCCGTCAGCCCTTTCTCCGGCCGGAACGGCAGCTCCGATGCCGCCTGCGGATCATTCAGGGCCGCAACCAGTCGATTCAGGCCGTCTCTGGCCTCATTGTGCAGCCATTGCAGGTCTGCCCGGACCCGGCTTTCATCCGGCTCATAGGTTGGAAAATCCTCAGGATTCTCCCAGCTTTTTGTATATTCAAATGTTTCAAACGCCATATTTTTCTCCTTTCATTCTTCATCCAGCCCATAGGCCCGCTGGGCGTTGTAGCCCATCAGCTGGGTAAAGGCCGCCCTGTCCTCCCGAGCCCGGTCCAGTTCCCGCTGTTCCGGTTGTGGCGCAGGAGTCGGCAGGTTCTGCCGCCTGCCCAACCAAAACCCAACACCCAGCAAAACCAATGCGATCAAAATATCCACCATCGTTCATTCTCCTTCTTCCTGATTGTTGCCTTGTGTTACCGTTCCTCGCTCACCAGCGCCGCCGTGATCTCTGCCGACACCACAGACATATCGCAGCCCGGTTCGGCATTCTCCAGCACCAGCGCAAACAGCTGCACATGGCGGCAATTGGGCTTTCGCACGGCCACATGGACAAATCGCTGTACCCCCAGATACCGAAACAGCAGGTTTCGGGGCACCAACCGCCAGGAATAGCTGACAATGGGTGTCAGATCTCTGCGTTCCTGCAGATCGGTCCGGTAGGACACATTGACCACCGTATCCGTATCGGAACGCATGGCAATGACGATCTTTCTGATGTTTTTCTTCTGTTCGTACGTCCCGAAGGACTGGGTGGCGAAGCGGTAGACCTTTTCGATGGCCCTGCCGTAATCCCGGAACGTCCGGGCAAAGCAGCTGACGCGGCCCTGTCTGTCCAGATGATAGACCCGTCTGGCACCCGTGTAGGGGAAAACAGGCTCCCAATCGCCGGCGGTGCTGTCGCCCCGGAAAAAACAGATCGCCGGGATGTCCGTAAAGTAGAACCAGCTGGGCCGTGCCGCAGAGGACAAGCCGTGGTCCCACACATAGCTTTTTCCGCCGGCGCAGACCCAGTATCGTTCTCCGTCCTCCAGCGCGCAGACCACATCGCTGTTTCGCACGGCCCGCAGCAATCCGGGGCGGCTGTCGCTGCCGTTGACATTGCGGCTCAGTCGCTCCACCTGATTTTCCAGCGCCGCTGTGGTATCACCGAGCCGACAGACGCCTGTGTACGTATTGCACCACACCAGATTGTTCTCCACCAGCCGGATGGTCCACGGCAGATCGCAGCCCAGCACCGCGTTGATGGGTGTGTAATCCATGGTCAGGTAGGCCCGATCGTCGATCATCTCGGTGCGCATCTGGCAGCGGCCCACGCTGTGAGCCTTGAGCACCACCAAAAAGCCGCTCTGTTGTCCGAAGCCGGTCACCGGTTCCAGATTGTCGCCTGCCAGATTGTAATAGCTGATCGGGAAATAGCCCGGATCCATGGCGATGTGGCTGCCGTTCCAGAAATAGGCGTTGGGCTGGGCTTCGGAGCCTGCCAACAGCAGTACCGCGTCACCGGTGCCGCCGTAGGTACCGGCGTAGCAGCAATCCATGATGCTCTTTCTGGCATCGGCATTGGATTTGGACCAGGTGATCTGCACTGTGTTGTTCACCGGCGGGTTTTGTACCGCAGGCGCAACTGAAAAGGTGATTTGCCCTGTTGTCAGATCTGCGGTGTAATCGGTCACTTCCTCGCCGTCCACCAGAATCATGTCCACACTGTCCACGTCCGTCACGGGCAGCCGGTATACCCGAATGCCCACCGCATATACCACGCTGACTGCCTCGCCGCTTTCCGGCGCTGTTTGAAACGTGATGGTCAACTTATCCTCTGACAGGGTGTATTCCGTGGGATCCATGAAGGTGGTTCCTACATAGACCTGCTCCACGGAAGCCACCGGCTCGCCGTCCTCGGTTTCGTAGGTGAATTTCACCGCTGTGCCGTTGGCCGTGAAGCTGACGCCCCGGCTCTCCACCGCCGCGGTGTACCACGCGGTCTTTTGGGGGCTGAGCCGATTTTCCGGCTGATACAGGTCGCCGGAACCATCAGGGCCGCAGTTGATGGCGATCACCGGCACATAGGGCGTCACATCTTCCGCCCGCAGCTTCTCGCCGTCCCAGGTAATTCTCTTGAACGCCCCTTTGGTCTTATACAGCAGCGCGTCCTGATACCGCACAAAGGTTCCCCGCACCTGTTCCAGACCGCCGCAGAGCCGTTCCAGCTCCATATCCAGCCCCGGCTCGGCGGCATACAGGCCGTCTGCGATGTGAGCCACGCACCTGCCCCAGAACAGCCGCTCATAGCAGCACAGGCCCTTGCCCAGTTCTGTTTGGGACAGATACTCCTGCCCGTCCCGACAGCCCAGCAGACCGTCGCGCCACCAGAGGTTTTTCATCTCCGGGCTCTGGTCGGCGTCCATGCGGTAGTCCAGCTCCCACAGGTTCAGTCCCCCCGACAGGTTCCGAAACACCGCCGTTTTCTCCACCGGCAGATTGCTGTTTTTACTCATTCGTCACGCACCTCCCAAAGCCTCCCCGGCGTAAGGGCCAGAGGAGTCGTGTGCAGGCAGCACCGCCTTCTCACGCGCACGCATACGCATCCTCCGTCACCCCGCATTCCACAAACGTCCCCTCCTGCAGCCGCAGGAGCTTTCGCTCAAACTCGTTGTACAGCGCGCCGTGGAGATAATTGTTGTCCTCCATGGCCAGATGGGCTGCCACATAGCAGGCCACCGCACCGACGGCCTCCGGAGGGCAGTCCAGCACCGCGTCATCGGCAGGGATGCTGGACGGTACCGCCGGATAGCGGAAATACTCCGCCAGAAGGATGCCGGCGTCCTCTTTGGATACCGCCACCTGATTGCCTGCCAGCACCTGATAGCCGCACACCCGGCGGGGACCGCCGTCGGTCCGCAGCAGTCCGCCGCAGAGCTGATAGCAGTCATCGGGCAGGTCGTAAACCATCCACTCCCCCAGAGTCTCGGGGTTGGTCAGTGCCGCCACGGCCCGCAGGCGGCGGACCGTAGTCGCCAGATAAAACAGCGCATCCCGGGTCAGCGCCGGGATGCGGGCGATCAGATCCGCCTGATCGTTGTAAGTCAATTCCACCTTGCTGCCCGCCACCGAGTAAGTATTCAGCAGCTGCAGCACAGCGTCTTTCAATTCGCCGTAGGTCATGTTGTTCCTCCTCTCAGGATGCCGTAGGGGTCGGCGCCCTCGACGACCCTAAATTGGCGGAGCCAATTCCGTGCAGGCACAGCCAACATTGAACGTCGTTCCGGCGTCCAGGGACGTCCAGAGGCCGTCCCCTACAGAGTTGTTTCAACCTTTAGCCAACCTTCGCAGTACCCACAGCCATGGCCTTGCCATCCTTGGCCTCCACCACGGTGATGACGGTGCTCTCACCGATCTCCACCGCCGCGCCGGAGCCGGTCAGAGCATCCCAGCCGGAGACGTCAGCCTCATAGGCCACATCCTGTGCTGCGGTACCCAGCTTGTAGAACCAGCTGCAGCCGGTCTCGGGCATACCGGGGTTCAGCAGAATGGCGGCCTCACCGTCACCGGTCTTGGCGGCGGTGACGTTCAGGACCTTCAGGACCGCCTGATCGCCGTGGTACCAGATGGCATCCGCCTTTTCTTCCAGCACGAAGCAATCGTAGATCACACGACCCTCCACCAGCCAGCCGGAGATACCAGGAGGATCGGCGTGGGTCTTGTAGTCCTCCAGCTGCTTGGGGCCGACGGCGGCGCTGGGATGGACCAGCAGGAACGCGCAGCCGGCAGGCAGACGGGAGGAAGGCACCTTGACGATCTTGCAGCCGTCCACCTCACCGATGACGCCCTTTTCCAGCAGGGCCTGGGCGCTGTCGCCGCTCTTGACGAAGGCGGGGTCCTGCTTCAGCAGGTTGGCGAATCGGTAGGAGCAGAAGGCCACACGGCCCTTGTCGGGCACGGACTTGTCGCCCAACTTCTCCATGGCGTTGAGGAACATGGCGTAGGCGTTGTCCTTGGTGATGGCATCGGAGGCGTAGTTTCCCCGCTGGGTGGCCTCTGCCGCCAGCTTGCGGAACACGTAAGCGTCGAACTCGGGGACCCAGACCTCCTCCAGCTGACGGGCCAGGGCCTTGCCGGCGTCAGTGGACATCTGGGACTGGGTCTTGTCGCCCTTATCGATGATAAAGGTGAACGCGCGGTCCCGGTTCAGGGTCATGGTCTGCACATTTCTGGTCAGATCATTGGGAGTGCCGTAGCGGTGATCGCCGCTGCGGGTGTAGTCGCCCATGGCGACGGTGGGGATGGAGTAGACGTTGACGGTGCGGACGCCGGTGAAGGTATACTCATTCTTCAGCGCCAGAACCGCCTGAGACTCCTTGGTGAATCTCTCGTCCACCTGCTTTGCGTACTTGCTTGCCAAATTTCTGTTTTCCATGTTTGCATCTTCCTTTCAAAATAAAATATATATGC